TTTTGAATCTTACGAGTAGACATTCTATACGCTAAATCATTTATATCTTTTTCTGCAACTTGTTCAGGCCAAATACATACCTGCTTGCCCATGTTGATAAGTTTTTCTATATACAAACAAATCTGAGGGTTTCTTGGTTCGTTATCTAAAACAAATGTCATGGGACTGTCTTTAAATCTTTTTGGTAACACTTCCAATGCTCCTGCTCCAACCATTGCAACAGAATTTTGCAAGAACATGCTATCAATAGGTCCTTCTACAACATAGATTCTTTTTGCTGGATTTGCTCTCCACATTCCATACCAAAGACGATCAATGCTTTTGTCGTGCTTTACTGTGATATATTTTGCGGTGTATCTTGCATTACTTTCGTCTTTGAAATTAATTGATCTTCCTTGAGCCGCAACAACATCCCCCTCTTTATTGAAGAATGGTATTACAAGTCTCTCTTCTTTACCTACCATTTGATTTGTTCCCGGATCTAATCTTTTCATAAAGGAACCGAAATCACTAGAATAGTAGAGATACCTCCAGTGTTGTTTTGGAATCGCTCTCATGTTGACAAACTTAACAACACTATGACTTTCTGGTAGATCAGAAATACATGTAACGTGGTTTAAAATCTTATCTTTAGTTTTAAACTCTGGTTTCTTGCTTAGATTTTTAAACATGTTATTCTCTTTCAGTGGAGTTTTGTTTTTGTCTTTTCCAGATTTCCATCTTTCGAGGGAATATTCTTTGGCTAACTGGGACGAAACATGATTTAAAAAATTATATAGGTTGCAACTGTGGTTGCAATTATGACACTTATAGAAATATGAATTTGCTTTTTGATAAAAGAATCCTCTTGCTTTAGATTTGTTTTTCTGAGAGTCTCCGCATATTGGACATCTACAGTTAGCAAGATTTGATTTTTTCCATGCGAATCTCTCCAGCATGGGTGAAACTCTATTTATATATGTTTGATCTATGTAGGCACTCATATTACATTTGCCATTCGTTGAATTTTTCAGAATACTTTGATGGTTGTGTTTCTGCTAAACCAAGATCAGAAGCGTTTCCTGTTCCTATTACGTCGATGTTTTCACTCAAAGCAACATCACTGAATTTCATCTTTGCTTTCTCAACACCAACAACAAATTTTCGGTTTGTTCCTAGATCATTATACCTATTCTTCAATTGCTTAACCATAAGTTGTCCCTGCTCATCCAATTCTTCTGTTCCAATCAACGCAAACATAAAGTCTGCTGTCTGGGGAAGACCGAATGATTCAGAAACTTCTTCCAAACCAACATCTGTATTCGCAAACCCCTGTCTGTTTGTTTGTGTTGCAGACCAGATAGGAAGTTTTTTCTCAATTGCAAGTCCCCGCAGTTCTTCTGCAATAGCCTTGACATACATGTATGAGTTTACGTTTGCAGCATTCTTAAATCTAGCAGCGGCACAAATGTTTAGGTAATCAATGAAAACAATATCTGGTTCAAACTTCTTCTTCAACTTGAGTTCGTCGAGCAAATGTCGAAAGTGATTTACGTTTGCAGTGGCAGTAGGATATTCCTTTACGATTAATTTACCGTTGAATCCCATAGTGGCATTTTGCAGTTTCTTGTCATACATGTCCTTGGGAACACAACGAAGATCATCCATAGTGATGTTCATTAAGTTAGCATCAATTCGCTCTGCAATTCTTTCTTCTGCCATCTCACAAGTAATATACAAAACTTTAAGGTTCTGTGCAAGACAAGCAGCAGCATGATGGCACATAAACATAGACTTACCAACACCTGTTCCTGCCATGACAATGTTCAGTGTTTTGTTTGGTGTTCCTCCATTGGTAATGGTGTTAAACATTTCCAAATCAAACGCAATTCTATCTTCTTTTCTGTGGTAAAACTCATACCGTTCATCTGCATCTTCGATGTAGTCGTGTCCGATGTGAGTATCGAACCCAACCGAAAGTGCGTCAGAAAGAATCCCCGGAATAGCATTGTCTGATTGGGTTTGACTTTTACCTTCAATGATATGAATAGATTCTAGAATGGCATTATATACTGCTTTGTCTTTGCAGAAGTTCTCCGACTCCTTCATTATCCATTCAGCATCATAATCACTTTCAAGAGAGAATACTTCATCTACCAGTTCCTGACACTTTTTCTCCTGATCATCACTTTGTGGTAATTTAGAGATAGCGATAGACATCGCCTCCTTGGATGGTAAAGAATTGTATTCTTGAATGTATTCGTTGATATTCTCATATACCACCTTGTCGGTTGGATCATGAAAATATTCACTCTTCAGAAATGGAACAATTCCCCTTGAAACTTGCTCGTCACAGGAAATAGAATGTAGTATAATTTTTTCAATCTGCACTATCGTTGAACCTCAAAGATTTTGGATCTTCTTCCAATTTACTTTCTAAAATTTCAATCACAATATCGCCTAGCATAGATTCAAATTCTTCGTTTAGTTTAATGTCGTTTGGATTTTCCAAAACATCATAGTTATATTTGAGTGTTGCTTGATCAGAATCTTCTACCGGAACAATTGCAACCCTACCAATTGAAACTGCAACACCATTAAATCTTTCATCTAAGATTCTGATGTTACCCTCGCTTTGTCCTTCAATTGTCCTGTACTTCATCGTTATCTTTCTTGTAGGGGAAAACTCTGTTTAGTTTTGCTTTTCGTTCCTTGCATTTATTACACTCTTTTATTTTTCCACCGGAAAGGGTTTTTATTAATTTTGATACTGTGTCCCCTATCCCCTCTGATTGTTGTTTTTTATTCAGAGGCCATATTGGTGGAGGCGGAGGTGTCTTGTCGGGATCATTCTTGGGTTTCGACATCTTCTACCTCCTCGTTGTCGCTACCGTATTTGAATTCCTTTGCAACTGCATCTTCAAGTCTTTCCATAACGTCAGGAGTGAAATACTTTTCTGGATCGTTGTTGATTGACTTTTCGAAAGCAGTCTTACCATCAGGCAACTCAATCCGAGTTGAAACCTTCTTGAAGATATCATACTTCACTGCAATTGGAACCAAACCATAATAAGGATTCAATCCTGTATCATAATTTAGTTGAACTTCAACAACCTTGTTTTCCTTGGTAAATCTACCCTTGAACAACTTGCACTTGATAATATTACCAATGATGTCTGTTCCATCCTTGTCCTTCTTCTTGGAAAGATAGACAATCGTAGAAGCGGCATACTTAAGTCCAGAACCACCACCCATTTCCTTCATAGGAACATAAGCACCAACAACATCGTAAGTGTGGTTTGTTAGAACAAGAGGAATACCTGCCTTACCCAACTTAAGAGTAAGCACACGGAATGTCGCCTTGATCACTTGGGCACGAGTCATGTCTCTAGTGGACTTACCCTCTGCGGTATCATTCATTTCTTTCTCTGTAGAAAGCATACCAAGAGAATCAAGAACAACAAAGACAGGCTTGCTGTCCTTCGTTTCAATATACTTGTCAACGATACTGATTGCTTGGTGTCGGAAAGTTTCGACTGTTGCAACTGGGAAAACGGCAACTCTGTTAGGATCCATACCCCGTTCAGAAATCATGCTCGAAGTAATTGCTTGTTCCGTGTCAAAATATAGTACCACACCGTCTGGATTGTCATCCAAGAATTTCTTGCACATACCAAGTGCGAAATAAGTTTTACCAGTAGCAGACTCTCCTGCCAGCGCCATAATTTTATTGTTTGGTATGCCACCATACAAAGACCCAGAAAGCAAGGCATTGAACACATGAGAGCCAGTATTAATAAACCCTGTGACATCACTACCTTCAATCCCGTCTGAGGCAATTCCTGCATATTCGTTTCCTGAATTCTTAATTAACGTCTTTAAAAAATCACTCATTTAATTTTCTCCAATTCAACTATAGTATACTCTATTTTCTTACACTTGTCCAGTGCCTTTTCATATATTTCGACACTACAATTTTTATCTTTCATCATTTTGCTTAGTTTATTTCTTTCATCATCGAGCATTGATTCGAGTGTTTCTTCTATAAATTTCCAAGCATCATATTCCATCATGCAAAAAATTCCTCCAATGATGAAACGTGTTCATGATTCCATCCTATTTTGTCTAGTATATTTTTAATAGGATCAAGAAACGCCTTTTGAAATTGAACATCATAGTCTATAAATTCTTTTAGTTGAAATTCTTTGGGGAGACTATTAGGAAAGGCGATTACTTGATCTGTTCCCGCGACACCACCTAGTGGGTTTGGTTGCACAAGGTGAAGGAATTTAATCTTATCACCATCAATTATTTTTCTATACTTGCTGTCTAGTTTGTGCTTCTTAATATAAAAATTATAAATTAGACTTCCCTTAACTGCGATTGGTGTAGACTTTTGATATATGGTGGTATTACTAGCATATTTATTCATACCATTTACACCTCGCGGAAACGCAATGTCTTCTGGTTCAAACTTGTTAAACTTAGTGCGGAAAGACTCAATAAATTCAATCACTGTGTCTTCATCTGCGGTGAGAATTAGATTGATTGCCTCTTTAAGATTATCACGAACAACCTGTGGTGTTGAAGATCTAGTGGTTTCAATACCCATGATTTTGTTCTTGGGTTTTTCGTATCGAATTCCTTCGGAGTCATGGACTTGCATCATGTATCTCTTTTTTGCAGTCCAAACTGCTTTGTCTGCGATACATTCCCTGTCCATTATCATTTTATTATCATAGGCATTCATCAAACTAGCAAGTTCATCGTACTGCTTCTTGATGTATGGGAGAATTACTTCTTCTGACGCTTTGTCGAGGAAGTCCACCACCTCCGACTTGGACTTACCCCCACATACTTTATCCACAAGATTCCCACAACGCAAATAGACACTATCTGTATCAGATGCAACAACATAATCATAATCATTAGTACCAACTGTCTTGTTTAAAAACTCATTTAATTTATCAGCAATCCAACGAATGCTCAACTGTCCTGACAAGGTGATTGCTTCTGCCATGTCAACATCGAAGTACCGAAACCACTCATTACCAATCGCACCATAAGCACTGTTCAATTGAATCTTACGAACCAACTGAAAGTTGTTGTATTTTGCAATATCCTTTTCGAGATTCTTTTCGCCTGCTTGCTGTCTCTTCTGACACTCAATCATCTTCTTCTTGTACATCTTTCGTTCTTTGTACAACTTATCCATGAGTGCAGGAAGAAACCCTCGAATGTCTTTTCGGTAACATGTCCCGTTTGCTGCGACAGAGTAGTCTTTGTTTTTGTACTTCAATAAAGCAGACTTGGGTCTATCTCCTCCGTTGAGAATTGCATTGGGGGTAATCATGTAATCTTTGTTTTGTGTGATCTTCGTCTCGGGACTGATGTTATATTGCATGATCAAGTGTGGATACAGACTGTTCAAGTCGAAAGAAACAACCCAGTCGTGCATACCAACAATTGGATCCTTCACATACGCACCTGCATACTGAGCATCCTTCTTGCTTGTTGTCTTTGGTGGTGGAACGATGTTGTGTTCCATTAGATAATGGTAGATGATACAGTCCCACGTTCGAACTTGTCCAAACACATCCATGTAATTTACTTTAGCAGCATACGCAAGAGATACCGCTAATTCAAGTAATTTCATCTTGTCTTCGAGTTTGCTGATTAGTTCAACGTCTTTTACATTGTACTCAATGAATCGTTGGAAGTCATTTTTATAGAATGTAGCCATGCTGTCATATTCATCATACGACAACTTCTTTTCTCCGAGTTCGACGAATGCAATATGATCAAGACGATATGATTCTTGATTTACATAAGTGAACGTCTGGTATAATTCATAATAATCTAGAGTAGAGACACCAACAATCTCATAGGTTTGGTTCTCTCGATTCATCTTCTTTACGGTTCTTTCCTTGATAATGTTCCAAGGAGAAAGTCGTTTGGATTCTGAATCACCAAGAACCTTCGCAATTCTATTTACAAGATATGGAATATCAAAGAAACGAACATTCCAACCAGTAATTATGTCCGGAGATTCTACATTCCACACAGACAAGAAACTCGACAAGAGTTCCTCTTCTGTTTCAAATTCGAAGTATTTAAATTTTTCAGTCTCTGGTAACGTAAATTCACCCAACCCAAAAACGTAAACTGAACCATTACAATCAACAGTGATTGCATTAATTTTTTCGTTTGCATCTTCTGGTTTAGGAAACCCGTGTTCAGATTCACATTCGATGTCAACTACAGCAACCTTAATCTTAGAAAAATCATAGTCCATTTCACCTGCATAGTTTTCACCGATGTATTGATATATGAAATCAGTGTTGCCATAAATATCGAAACCATCTATTCCCTGATACTTGTTTACAAAGTCTCTAGTATCATTGATATTGCCTGGTTGTACAGGTTCAACATACATTCCGTTGAGAGTTCTGTGTTTAGTTTCCTTACTTGAAGGTACAAACATAGTAGGCATGAATTCTTCTTTGCGTCTAAACGAAGCACCATTGGAATCATAACCACGAACAAGAATGTTCTTTCCTCTGATTGCTATGTTAGTATAATA